CTGCCGTTCTGACGAGGTAGGTGCTATGGATAAAAAGATAAACGTTATTCGCTCCCAGGGTAACAAGCTTCTGACGGATGATTACCTTGCCCTCAGCACCCTGCTTATCAAGGCAGGCTACACGGTGAGAATCGCAACGCGAGAAGTGCCCGGGAAGAAAACAAAAGAAAAGGTCATTGAGTTTTGGGAGGACGGCGCAAATGGCTAAGGTCGATATTTTCAACACGAGAAACAAGTATAAGGTTATTCTCGCAGATCCTCCCTGGGATTACACAAATAAAGGCAGCGCATCCGATCACAGAGGGATGGCTGCATACCACTACAACGTTATGAAAGAGGCTGAGATCTCCGCGCTTCCTGTTGCAGATCTGTGCGAAGATAAAGCGATCCTCTTTATGTGGGCTACCTTCCCTAACATCGAGAAGGCGCTCAAGGTTATCAAGGCTTGGGGCTTTGAATATAAAACCGCAGGCTTTGTATGGGTAAAAGAAAACAAGAAAAGCCCGGGCTTGTATATTGGTAAGGGTGCATACACGAGAGCAAATGCTGAAGTATGCCTCGTAGCCATAAAAAAAGGCACGCAGGCTAAGGATTACATCAAGAGCCATTCCGTAAGGCAGGTTATAATTTCGCCGGTGCAGGAGCATAGCAGGAAGCCCGAGGAAACACGAAGCCGCATAGTGCAACTTTGCGGGGGGGGGGTACACTGTATCGAACTCTTTGCGCGGCAGCACGCGGAAGGCTGGGATTGCTGGGGTAACGAAGTATGAGCATCAGATTAGAGTATGAAGTTTCCAAAGAAAAGGGCGGTCAGTATTATGTGCACCCCTGGGGATGCCCTCACTCCGCTATCAAGGGCAGTTACGGAGATAAGAAGAAAGCCCTCAAATTAGCCGCTAAAATGTGCGGTATTACCGTCAAAGAATACATATCAATACGAAAGCAGGAGGATAAGTAAAATGAGCGTGCAGAACGTGCAGACAAGCAGTAAAGTGCCTACTCAGTGCGAGAGAATCAGGCAGTATATCAAGGATTTCGGTAGCATTACCACCTACGAGGCAGTTATAGATATTGGCGTGCTCAGACTTGGCGCAAGGATCTCCGAGATGCGCAAGCGCGGTGAGAAGATCAGAGGCGAGCGCGAGTACGTTAGAAACAGATATAAGCAGAGAGTGCCGATTATGCGCTATTTCTTGGAGGAAACAACGACGTGAGTGTAGAAAACACAGTAATTTTCGGAGATGCCCTGCACGGCCTCAAAATGCTGGAAAGCGAGAGTGTCGATACGTGTATAACCTCTCCCCCGTACTATAACCTTCGTGATTATGGCAAAGATGAGCAAATAGGCCGCGAAAACACACCGGAGGAATACATAAATAATCTTGTTCTCGTTTTCCGAGAAGTGCGCAGAGTGTTAAAAAAAGACGGCACTCTGTGGATCAACATAGGAGATTGCTACGCTGGAAGCGGAAAAGGCGGATCGAGTTACCCTGAAAATGCGAAAAAATACAAGCAAGGCTCTAATCGCGGGAGTATAGGAAGCTATTTGAGCAAAACCACTTCTCCTGAGTGCAAGCCAAAGGATTTGATCGGCATTCCGTGGATGCTCGCTTTTGCTCTACGTGCAGACGGATGGTACTTGAGGCAGGACATAATTTGGGCTAAACCTAATCCGATGCCCGAAAGCGTAAGAGATCGCTGTACAAAAAGTCACGAGTACATATTTTTGTTATCTAAAAGCTCCCGATATTACTATGATGCAGAGGCTATCGCAGAGCCTTGCGCTACTTCCTCGATGGCTCGATATTCGCAAGACTTAGAGCATCAAGCTGGCTCTGAGAGGGCGCAAGGAAAGACTAACGGAAGTATGAAAGCCGCACTGCCACGATATGGAGGCAAAAAATACACCGCGCACCCTGAAATGTTTTGCCGCACAAAAAGCGGGAACGCATACGATTTTCGCCCTAAACGCAATAAGCGAGATGTGTGGACCGTTAGCACAAAGCCCTTTAAGGGAGCTCATTTTGCTACTTTTCCTGATACTCTTGTGACGCCTTGCGTTCTTGCGGGGAGCAAAGAGGGCGGCGTTGTATTGGATGTGTTCTGTGGCTCTGGCACTACGATGATGGTAGCTAACCGATATGGCCGCAACGGAATAGGCATCGAGCTAAATGATGCTTATGAGCAGCTGATAAAAGATAGAATAGGTGAATATAAACGGTTGAAAGCGAGCACGGAGGATACTGAATGAATATCGGTCTAATAGATATTGACGGGCACAATTTTCCTAATATCGCCCTTATGAAAATATCAGCCTACCACAAGGCGCGGGGCGATTCGGTTGAATGGTGTATGCCCTTATTCCACTACGATATTGTGTATCAAAGCAAGGTGTTTGATGAAACCTATTCCCCTGATATAGATTTTGTGCCGCAAGCGGATAAAATTATCAAAGGCGGAACGGGATACGTACGTAAAAAGTATAACGAAAACCGCACGGCGTATAGGCTGGAGTTTTATTATAACGGCGAGTGGGTAAGCGCAAATATGCTTAGCGCAAAAGGTTGTCAAGAAGAATATCGAGAGGAGTTGCCGCGAGAAGTGGAACATATCTACCCCGATTATGACCTCTACCCCGAACTTACAAAAGATACCGCCTATGGTTTCCTTACAAGAGGATGCCCGCGAGGATGTAAATTCTGTTGCGTAGGCGCAAAGGAAGGCAGAAAAACGTATAAAGCCGCTGACCTATCGGAGTTTTGGAGAGGTCAGAAAAACATAGTGCTCCTCGATCCTAACATTCTCGGATGCCGAAGGCATATAGAACTGCTGGAGCAGCTGATTGATAGTAATGCAAAAGTTGATTTTAACCAAGGACTTGATATTAGATTTACTAACGATGAAAATATTGCACTTCTTAACAAAATCAAGGTGAAGGAGATTCACTTCGCTTGGGATAACGCGGAAGATAATCTTGTGCCCGCTTTTGAATACTACAAGAAACTTGCAAAACATAAGCCCCATGGGAACTACGGGACGGTGTACTGCCTTACAAACTTTGATAGCACAATGGAGCAAAACCTATATCGTATATACACGCTACGAGATATGGGATATGATCCCTATGTGATGATTTACGATAAACCCAATGCTCCGCGCGAAATAAGGCTTCTGCAACGCTGGTGCAACAACAAAATAATATTTCGCGCTTGTGATCGTTTTGAGGATTATGATGAAAAGAAAGGGTGATTTAGATGAACAAATTTAACTCGGTAGCGTTAGAATTAAGCGCGGCCAATGAGTATGTTGACACACTGCACCGCCATCATCACTCTGTGCACAGAGATAAGTATCGTGTAGGCGCTGAGATCAACGGCAAACTCGTGGGCGTGGTGCAGGTCGCAAGACCTGTATCACGGATGCTTGATGACGGCAGAACTGTCGAAGTAGTCAGACTATGCACAGACGGCACAAGAGATGCCTGTTCATTCTTATATGCAAAAGCCGCGAGAATCGCTAAAGAACTCGGGTATGCACGGATTATTACGTACATATTGGAAACCGAGGAAGGTGCTTCCTTGAAAGCGGCGGGCTGGCAATACGATGGACTTACTGACGGCGGAAAATGGGATAGACCATCTCGCAGGCGAAACACCGAAGCTCCAACGTGCCGAAAAAAGAGATATATTAAGCTTTTGAGAAAGGAAAGTTAATATGCAAGCAGTGTTAATTTCAATTCATCCGAAGTGGTGCGAGCCTATTGCTTCGGGCAAAAAGAAAATAGAGATACGAAAAAGCGAGCCGAAGCAACTAAAGCCGCCATTTAAGGCGCTTATCTATTGCACGCAAGGCAAGGGAGATTGCCTTTGGCGCTGGAACGGCGTTTGGTATGATACACAAGATCCTAACCACAGACCTAACCGCTTAGACGGCAAGGTAATAGGCGAGTTTATCTGCGACAGAATTGTAGATATTCCGTATAGCAGATATTACGTTGATTATTACCACGCTATGCCGCAGCAGGATTTTGAGGATGCTTGTCTTGATATGGGATTGATAGATGAATACCTGCGCTCAAAAGACGGCTTTGGCTGGCATATTTCCGACCTCAAGATCTACGATAAACCCCGTGAGCTTTCTGAGTTTAGCAAATGCGGCTTCGGGCATCCCGTTCCTCTCAAAAGACCGCCTCAGAGCTGGATGTACGTGGAGGTAGAGGGATGAACTTTGTAGCTGGATACATAGACGATAATATACATTACTGCCCCTACTGCTCCGAAAGGCTTTTGTATATATCCTGTCTTGCGGATACGCGCTGCGACAAATGTGGTAAAAGTTTTTGCGTTATCGAAGGTGAGCAAAACGAGGAGGACGATTCCGATGAATAAAGATCCTGCCATTGAAAGAATGATAGCCGTAAATGAGCTGACAGAGATCCTATGCGGAAAGCCTTGCGATATATGCAAGTTTTACGGTCAGCGCTCTAAGTGTATGCCGGTATATACCGCAGAGAAAATTGTAGATGCTGGATGGCGCAAGGCTTCGGAAGTGGCTGATGAGATCTTTGATGCCGCTGACGAGATGATGAACTGCGTGGCCGCAATGACGGGTTGTGCGCTTACATATTACGGCTCATACCCTGAAATAAAAAACAAGTACAAGGAGATAAAGAAATGAAGCCTATATACGAGCCGCGCGGCGCGGCAAAAGAGTACGGAGATTTGGCAATAAACATCTATAAGGGCTGCCCGCATAGATGCTATTACTGCTTCGCTCCTGGCGTATTACGCAGAGAAAAAGAGGTATTCCATAACAATATTGAGCCAAGAGAAAAGATAGTCGAGGAAACGGTTGCTCAGCTTCGCAGGGAGAACATAACCGGCAAGCTGATACATCTGTGCTTTACCTGTGATCCCTTTCCGTATCAGGCTCAAAACCTCTCGTACACGCGAGATATTATACTTGCTATTAAGCAATTCGGCAATAACGTGCAGATTCTCACCAAGAACGGCATTGATGCTCCTGCGGTATTTGATCTTCTCGGAGGCGAGGATTGGTTTGGCGTTACTCTTGACGGATTGAGAGATGCTGAAACACCTTGCGTACCTGGAGAGGAAACGCGCATAGCAGCACTCAAGGAAGCACACGAGAGGGGTATTAAAACCTGGGTATCGTTTGAGCCTGTTGTAAGACCTGTTAGAGTGCTTACGCTCCTGCACCGTGTTGCTCCCTTCGTAGATAAGGTGAAGATCGGCAAGCTGAACTATCACCCTTCAGACGTGAAATGGGGCAATTTTGGCAGATTTATTGAAGCTGAGTGCAAAAAGCTCGGTATCGAGTATTACATCAAAGATAGCCTCCGGGCAGAAATGGAGAAAAGCGAATGACGGTACATAAGGACCTTGTAGAGCGCTTGCGGCAAGCGGCTCTAATACCGCGCCCTACGGTGAAAGAAAAGCAGATTATATTGTTTGCCGCCGATATACTTGAAAAGCTCACAGACGAAAACAACGCCCTTATGGTATCAGGCTTCAAGGATTGCCCTATAACGCAGATGCGTATATATCGAGTGCGCGAGCAGCACCCGGTTGTAATGGCTATTGAAGCCTACGGCGCAACACAAGCGCTTGAGGAGCTTGAAGATGAGCTGAAGGAGATGCACTCCAATTACCTTATCCAAGACAAGTACGAGCTTGCCGCCGTGGTTGATGCGGCATTTACCAAGCTTAAACAGATAAAAGGCAAATATACGGAGGTATCAGAATGAAGTTCCCGCCCGGTAAATACATAAAAATTCAGCCGCAAGTCGTTGCCCTGGGATTCCGTCAGGGTTAGGTGATGATTTTGTGTATAGATTTCAGGCGGCTATACACGCAAAAGTGGTAGATCTCTTTGACAAGGAGATCATCAAAGCAGTTGAGCAATACTGCCTGGAAAACGGCTACACCGATCTTGTGCTCATAGACGAGGCATTTATCAGAGCCGCCATAGAGCACGAAATACAAAGGAGAGAAAGATATGCAACCTCAGCACCCATTAGACGAAATGACGAGAATCCTTAACAATGTGAGAGGGATAGCGGGCACGATGTATGAGCTGGGAGATCTTAAAAAGAATCAGCAGCTCAACGAGGCAGCCTATATTCTTGAAGCCTATCTGAATGTATTGAGGGCTTTTGATGCTGCTACGAAATTGCATCCCCTCGACACTGCCGAAAGATTTGACCTTGCCTCGCAGTACGTTGGCTCTTATATGCGCGAAGCACTTATGCGGCACGTGCAGAACAAGGATACAAACATTGACGATCTCCGCGCTATTGCGGATTTCTACCACCGAGAAGCCGAGAAAAACCTGCGCCTTCTGAATGAAGCACAAGGCGTTATTTGGCACTCTGTTGCGGATGAATTGCCCTCCGAGAATGGCACGTATCTTGTTGTAGGCAAGTCCGGCACGGTATTTCTCGCGCACTTCCACAAGGAGCGCAAGCTAACTACTCCGGGATATTATACAATTCCCGCGCAATTCAGCAACAGACACGTGCGCTTTTGGGCGAAGCTCCCTGAGCCGCCCATCCCCGACCAAGATTATCAGCACACTGATAATAAATAACAAAAATATTTCAAAAGGAGCACCAAAACTATGGGAAACGACAAGTTTGAAAAACTCGTCAAGCGTGTTGTGGCTGAGTATGCCAATAAGCACCTTGACAAAACAGACGGCAAGCAGATCACCGAGGATGATGTTTTTATCGTGTGGATCTGTAAGGCTTTGCAGAACAACAAGGCTCTTGCCAGCACCACCCTCTCTGACGGTATGTACTACGAGATTACATACAACGGAGATAAAGAGCAGCTTTACCTCGATGCGTACAAGAAGTGGGAAAACGTGTGCATTTCCACCAATGTAGGCGAGAGCAACTAAGAAAGGAGTATCAAAACTATGGAAACCAAATGCAAAACCTGTAACCACGAGCCTATCTGCGCATACTGCGCAGAACACCTGGAGGAGTTTTCGCTGCCTGCCGAGAACGGCGATTGCGACCTCTACGATCCCAGCCCCGAGCAGTGTGCGTGCGAGAGCTGCCGCGAGCCTGATCCTGACGAGAGCGCCCGCCTCTCCTCTCCCTTCTACAAGACCGTAGAGGGTATGCTTAGCCCCGACTATAAGGAGCGCTTCAAGGCTGAGTACCAGCAGACTAAGATCCGCTATGACAAGCTCCACGCTATGCTTGTAAAGGCGGATGCCGGCAAGCTTGAATTTGAGCCTACCTGCCCGCTTGATCTTCTCAGACATCAGGCGCAGGCTATGGGGCAGTACCTCTATTGCCTGGAGGTAAGGGCGCAGATTGAAGGTATCGACCTGAAATGAAGCCCTGGGAGATAGCCTTATACGTGTGCACTCTGATAGCCTTCCTCGTAACGTCCTCAGGCATTATGAGAGGCAAGAAGGTTGTAGCAGTGTGCGGCACTATCGCTATGGCAATTCTCACCGGCACGGCGTTTTACCTGGGGTGGCTATATGGCTAAGGCAAAAAGCCTACATACGCCTCCTCGGAAGAAGCTGAGCAGATTGCGGTTATACAATACTGTGATCTGCTCGGTATTCCCGTAACGCATACCGCAAACGAAGGCAAACGCAGCGCCGCCTACGGAGCGAGGCTGAAACGTATGGGCTTGCGCCCGGGCTTTCCCGATCTACTTATCACAAGGGCGCGGGGAGGCTATCACGGCTTCGCTATCGAGATGAAGTACGGCGATAATAAGCCTACAAAGGATCAGATACAGTGGCTCAATACTCTCAAGGGAGAGGGATATGCTACTGCCGTATGCTACACCGCTGCGGATGCCATAAGGCTGATAGAAAAATATAATAAGTTAGGAGCAAAGAAAAATGCCGAGGAATGAAACAGTGCGCCCATACGATTGCGCAAACTGCCTGAATGTAAATACGCCCCTATGCGAGATCTGCAACCAGGTAACAAGCCCCAGCGGCAAGCTAAGCAAGCCTACGCGCTACCAGGGTGCAAACGGCGGCAAGCTTGAAAGTAAAGAGCTGGCTTCCCTCTCGCACAGAATTGCGCTGAGGTTGGCAACAGGAAACCCGGTGCATCTGTCCTGGATCATCAGATATAATCAGCTCGTATCGAGCGACAAGGAATAGGAGGCAAAAACGATGGCGAGGCAAAGAATATATTTCAAGTGGGAGATACCTTCAACGGTTGTAAAGATCGTAAACTCCATCTGCGCTGACTACGATAGGCGCGAGAAGATAATTAAATACTCTACCGTAACAGGCGCGGTCCTTGAAAAGAGCATCGAGCTAAACGCCATCGTAGATAAGGCGCTGGAGGATATAGAGCCTGGGATACGCAAAGAGATCATAAGCGATATAGCCGAAGGCAGAGGCTATTACAGGTCCGGGTGCTCCGTGATAATGGAGAAGAACGCATACTATCGGCGCAGGCGAAAGCTCGTACACGATATAGCCGTAACAATGAGCCTTATATAAACTATAAAAGCTATTCCCTAAACTATTATTGAGTATTTTAATAGTTATTAACTATTAGTATATATCTATACTAAGCAAAGCCGCTACATAAAAATCCAAGATAAATAGCGACAAATCACACCTAAAACTATGGTAAAATATGATACAGATAATGTGCCATATACCCTATGAGGTCAGAGCCACAACGTTCCAAAATGGAATGTCGCGGCTCTTTTGTTTTGCAAGGAAAGGAGTACAAAGCAAATGAGCAAAACCGACACCAAATTCAAAGAAGGAAACGAGATCGGGATAGAAACGAGATTTCAGCCCGGTAACACACTACGCAAAAAGTACAAGCCCGAGTATGCGGATTCTCTCTTGCTATACTTCCTGACTTGTGAAAAGCTGCCTACAATCGAGGAATGGGCGGTAAAAAACCATCTTGCGATACGCACAGTTTACGAATGGACCACAAATGAGGAAAAGTACCCCCGATTTGCCGCCACATACGCGCAGGCGAAGGCAATTCAAAAGACCAAGCTTGTGCAGAACGGCTTAGTTGAGAGGTACAATGCTTCTCTCGTGAAATTCCTGCTCATCAATAATCACGGTATGAGCGAGAAGATTGAGCAGAAGGTAGAGGGCGGAGAGAACGCTGCAATTACTGTCAATATACGCGAGGTCAATTAAATGGCAGGTGTAAATGTAAGCATTGACGTTACGAGGAAGCAAAAGCTTTTCCTCGCTGCTACTGCCTCCGAGGTATTATTTGGCGGCGCAGCAGGCGGCGGCAAGTCTTACGGGCAAACAGTGGATGCTTTTCTGTTTGCGCTCAAATACCCTGGCTCAAAGCAGCTTCTGCTCCGTAGAACATTTGCGGAGCTTGATAAATCCCTTATCAGAACAGTGCTCTCCTGGTATCCTCGCAAAGTATTCACCTACAATTCCTCATCCCATACAGGCAAATTCTCCAACGGCTCAGTGCTTGATTTTGGCTACTGTGCCACCGAGAACGATGTTTACCAATATCAGAGCGCCGAGTATGACGTTATCCGCTTTGACGAGCTTACGCACTTTACAGAGATGCAATACGTGTACCTTATCTCCCGTGTAAGAGGCTCTAACGGCTTCCCGAAGCAAATAAAAAGCTCCACCAACCCGGGCGGCGTAGGTCATAGCTGGGTGAAGAATAGATTTGTAGATCCCTCTCCACCAAATACAGAGTTTAGAGGCTCTGACGGTATGAGCAGGATCTTTATCCCCTCA